TTATTTTTAAAGGGTTATCAAGTAATCCAGTTAACTCTTCGGCATCACCTATTAGTCCTTGGAGTTTATTTTGAAGTGCGCCTAACACGCCGCTTGCTCCTAACAACCCTCCTATAGCTGCGCCTTTGCCGCCATCAAGTAATCCGCCTACTACGCCGCCTAGTAATGCTGCGCCAAGTTTATTAGTACTTAATGATCCGCCTAGACCGCCTGGTATTTTTCCGCCTACGCTTGCTCCAACTTTTGCACTAACTGTGCTGACTGCTGTATTGACTGCTGAATTGACTGCTGAATTAGCTGTACTCTTAACTGCTGCATTTAAATTGAACGCTGGCATATTATATTCCTAAAGTGTTTCTTAATGCAGAATGATCAGGCAAGAATATTTTCGTGCCTGCAATAAAATCAAAAACAGGATCTTTTAATACATCTAAATTACGCTGTGCAAATACCCACCATAACTCTTTTCTGCCGTATGTAATATGTGCAAGTAAGTCAGGACGATATGTGTATTCAGGAGTTATTGTAAAAAGAATATCTTTTCCACTTACTGGCACTGGTCGTGGTTTTAGTATGTCTAAATAACCTTGATTAGTTACTGGCGTATTTGCATACGGACTTAAATTGTTTCTCATTATACAAATCCCTCCGGTCCATTTATATGACCGCCGTTAGCATATGCAGATAAACTAAAGCCTGCTGCTGATCTTCTTGCGTATTGCGGTTGTAATGTAACTGTTATTGAACTTTGTGTAGGCACATAGTTTTGATGCCCGTCTACACTACACTCAATATAGTCAACATCAACAGGCAAGTCTGTTGTAAAGTTTGTTATTACAACAGGAATATTATTCAATACATGTTTGCCGTAACCGTTAAGTCTGCAAACAACAGGTGGATTGCCAAGTGGTTGGCTATTACCGTAAAACATCTTTGTTGCGCTTCTTAAAAAGTGTAGGCATGCTAACCAATACCTTGCATCATTTTCATTTTCTTGATAAAAATCGCCTGTAAGTGTAATTGCATCTACTTGACTATTTTCATATGCATTATAAGCATAATTTGTATGTGTTGGATGCACTTGAGAGTAACTTGCACTGTGACTTAATAATACTGTAGGGTTAAACGGAAATATCATTCTGTTTCCAGTATTCCAGTGACTAGATGGAGCAGAAGGTTCACGTAATGGAGCTAATATGTTGCCGCCTGTTAAAAATACTTCAGGAACACTTATACTAACTCGCCAGTCGCCTGCTTCTGCAGATGAATTGTCAGCTGAGATAATAGCCCTTGATATTGTTCTGTTGTTATTTGACCCAAACCCTGATGTCTGGCTTACAAAGTCAGCAGCTAACTTTCCTAACGGACCAAGGGCGCCAAGCTTCTGGGTTATTGCTCCTAATGCAGCGTTTTTAACAGTATTTTTTACATCAGATAACACACTACTCATAAAGTTAGATGCTGCTGATTTTATTGAAAAGGCCATAATTTATCTTGTCTCCTATACTACTATTTAGTTGACAAAATTAACATAGTAGTTTATAATAGTTATAACAACTGGAGAATGTAATGAAACCCAAGAATTATTTAAACAATAAAGACATACTTAAAGAAATACATAAGTCAAAGAATCAATTTAACAGTTATACTGAACCAGAATACGGTCAGTATGATATTATTTTGCCTACACTAGATAAAGTTAACAGACTAACTGTTACAGAAGCAAAGCGTAACAAGGCAAAGAAGATGTCTTCAGCTGAATACGAGCGTAGGAAAGGGTTAGGTGAAAAAGTTAAGCAAGCAGAATGCGAAACATTATATACTGAAATCACAAAAGAAGAATTAATCTTTCGCATTATGTCATTTGATCATATTCCTGAAGAGCCAGGTCGTAAAAAGAACCCAAAGACTGTTGCTGATACAAGAGTTAAGCTTCCCTTTCCACCATTTCATCATTACAAGTACAATGACGAAGGCGAACTTATATTAGTTGGAAAAAGTCATTGGGTAGGTGGTATGGACAATGGACATTTTAGTCATCAACATGGTAAAGCAACTAATACGCTTGCGCTAATGTGGTTAAAGCTTGTTGATCGTTATGCAACTCGTGGCAATGTTCGTGGGTATACTTATAATGACGAAATGAAAGGTCAAGCAATACTACAATTAGCACAAATTGGCTTGCAGTTTGATGAATCTAAGTCAGACAATCCGTTTGCTTACTATACTGCCGCTGTAACTAACAGTTTTGTTCGTGTTATTAATATTGAGAAGCGTAATCAAAACATTCGAGATGATATTTTGGAAATGAATGACTTAAATCCAAGTTATACTAGACAAAATCAAGGCGAATGGGAAGCAGCAGTAAAGCGCAACGAAGAAGCAGGCGCAACAGCGTTTGCAGAACTTAAACCCAAGAAATAGGTTGACAACTGTTGCATTTTACTATATACTTGTACATGTACATATGGAGAACTAAATTTGTTTAAAAAAGCTGCGGTATTTACGGACATTCACTTTGGTCTGAAAGGTAACAGTCGTATACACAACGAAGATTGCGAAGAATTTATTGATTGGTACATAGAACAAGCACAAGCTGCTGGTTGCGAGACTGGCATTTTCTGCGGAGACTGGCATCATAATCGTAATTCACTCAATCTTACCACTATGGACGCAACAATTAGAAGTATGGAGAAGCTTGGTGCTGCATTTGAGAAGTTTTACTTCTTTGATGGTAACCATGACTTGTATTATAAAGACAAGCGTGACGTTAACAGTACTGCCTTTGCAAAACACATACCAGGTATTACGTTTGTAGACGAAATCTTCATTGAAGATGATGTTGCACTAGTACCGTGGCTTGTTGGCGATGAGTGGAAGAAGATGAAGGACATTGAAACAAAGTATTTGTTTGGTCACTTTGAACTTCCTAGCTTCTATATGAACGCATTGGTTAGAATGCCTGATCATGGTGACCTAAAGCCTGAACATTTTAGGCACCAAGAGTACGTATTCAGTGGACACTTCCACAAACGACAGAAGCAAGGTGCTATTCATTACATCGGCAATGCATTTCCACACAACTATGCTGACGTAGGGGATGATGACCGTGGTATGATGATACTTGATAAAGAGAATAACAAAGAGCCAGAGTTTATTAACTGGCCCAACTGTCCTAAGTACCGTACTGTAACACTTAGTAACTTAATTGACAACGCAGATACCTTTATTAAACCTAAAATGTACTTGAGAGTAACGCTTGACCTTCCTATTAGTTACGAAGAAGCAAGCTTTATCAAAGAAACATTCATTACCCAGTACAATTGTCGTGAGATCACACTAATTGCACAGAAGCACTTAGAAGAGATTACTACAGACCTTGATATAAGTGTATTTGAAAGTGTGGACCAGATAGTTAGCAATGAAATATCAGAGCTTGACACCAACAACTATGACAAGAGTATGCTCTTGCAAATATATAATGGACTAGAATCATAATATGATAAAGATTAAAGACTTAACTGTCAAAAACTTTATGAGTGTGGGTAATCAGACTCAAGCAGTAGACTTTGACCATGAACAACTGACATTAGTGCTAGGAGAAAACTTAGATCAAGGCGGTGATGATAGTGGATCACGTAATGGTACTGGTAAAACTACTATTATCAATGCACTATCATATGCATTGTATGGTACAGCACTTACAAACATCAAACGCAATAACTTAATTAATAAAACTAACAGCAAAGGCATGTTAGTAACGTTGCAGTTTGAAAAAGATAACAATAGCTATCGTATTGAACGAGGGCGTTCGCCTAATCTTTTTAAATTCTACATTAATGATCAAGAATCATTAGTAGACGAGTCGCAAGGTGACAGTAGACAAACACAAGACGATGTTAATACACTGTTGGGTATGAGTCATGACATGTTTAAGCACATTGTTGCTCTAAACACTTATACCGAACCGTTTTTAAGTATGCGCACTAATGACCAGCGTGTTATTATTGAGCAGTTACTAGGTATTACTATACTATCCGAGAAGGCTGACTTACTTAAAGAGCAAACTCGGCAGAGCAAAGACGCTATCACTGAAGAGACACTAAAGATTAATGCTATTCAAACTGCAAACGAAAAGATTGAAGCAAGTATTGAACAATTAGCCGGTAGACAACGTGCTTGGCTGTCTAAACACAAGCAGGACCAAGATAAACTAGCAAATGCTATTGATCAACTAGAACATTTAGACATTGAATTAGAACTTGAGTCGCATGAAAAGTTAGCTAATTGGACACAGCATAACAATACTATTTTGGCTCTTAGAAAAGAATTAAGTACGTTAGAACCTGCACTATTACGTGCCGACAAGTCTGTAGATAAAGCAAATAAAGACATCGCAGATTTAGATGATGCTACGTGTTACACCTGTGGGCAAGAACTGCATGCAGACAAGAAAGCCGAGATTGGTGAGCGCAAAAATAAAGAACTTGCTGATGCAATAGCTTATCAATCCGAAGTTAGTGTAAAACTTACAGATGTAATGACAGCACTTAACGAAATTGGTGACATTAATGGCAAGCCTACAACGTTTTATGATAGTGCAAAGGAAGCATATGAGCATAGAAGCAATGTAGCTAACTTAAAACAGACATTAGAAACAAAAGCAGCAGAAGAAGACCCGTATACTGCACAAATTACTGATTTAAATGACACTGCTATTCAGAAGATTGACTGGTTAGTTGTTAATGAGCTTACTAGTTTTAAAGATCACCAAGAGTTCTTGTTAAAGCTACTTACAAACAAAGATAGTTTCATTCGTAAGAAGATTATTGATCAAAACCTAGCATACTTAAACAACAGACTTTCATATTACCTTGATAAGATTGGGTTACCGCACCAAGTTATATTCTTAAATGACTTAACTGTCGAAATTACCCAGCTAGGACAAGACTTAGACTTTGATAACTTGTCGAGAGGTGAACGTAACAGACTTATCTTAGGGTTAAGCTTTGCATTCCGTGATGTTTGGGAAAGTTTGTATCAGAATATTAATTTATTGTTCATTGATGAACTTATAGACAGTGGTATGGATACTGCTGGTGTAGAAAATTCGTTAAGCATACTTAAAAAGATGGCACGTGAACGTGAAAAGAACATTTATCTTATCTCACACAAAGATGAACTCATTGGTAGAGTTAATCATGTGTTACGTGTAGTAAAAGAGAATGGCTTTACAAGCTATGCAAACGATTTAGAGGTAACAGACTAATGCATGATCCACATGATTCGCTTGTTAAAGCTTACTTAGAATATTTTGCAGCAAACGAAAAATTTGAACGACAAAATAGTGTACGGACGCATCGCGCAGTACGAAAGTGCTTGCGCGATATACGTGCATTAGCTAAAGAACGATCAGATGAAATACACGTAAAGCACAACACTACTAGAAAAACCAGAACATAGGCAAAACACCATAGGCAATGGTAAGTATACTCATGCAGTGGACTTACAAAGGCAACGAGATTGACAAAATACTAGACGACTACGAAGGATTTGTTTATCTTATTACCAACACCACTACAGGCCAGAAATACATAGGCAAGAAACTAGCAAAGTTTAAAACTACTAAGCCACCACTTAAAGGCAAAAAGAATAAACGTCGCGGAACTAAAGAAAGTGACTGGAGAGAATACTATGGCTCCAGTGATAGACTGAACGCAGACGTTGCAACACTAGGCGCAGATAAATTTACACGAGAAATACTATACCTATGTAAAGGTAGGGGCGAAATGTCCTACATAGAGGCAAGAGAACAGTTTGATAGACGAGTACTTGAAACAGATGATTACTATAACGGTATCATAAATGTTAGAGTCGGTGGATCAGACAAACTCAAACAGGCATTACTAGAACATCACATACAGGCAAAACAATCTAACACATAAGGCTGGCGGG